CCTCAGGTAATTAAGAATATGGGAAGAATAAGTAAAGAACTTGTTACAGTACCAGTAGGTAGATTTGACCTAATTCCAGAAGGACATGAAATTATTGATAAGAGAGTATTAGTTCCAGAAATTTTTCCAGAATTCAAATTTGAGTTGCGGGATAGTCAGAGTAAAATTTTCAAATCCGTAGACGACAATGCAATTATAAATGCATTTGTAAGTTGGGGTAAGACTTTTACAGCTCTGGCTCTTGCTTCCAAATTGGGACAGAAAACTTTAATAGTAGTACATACACTAGCGTTAAGAAAGCAATGGGAAGAAGAAGTAGAGAAGTGCCTGGGCATCAAGTGTGGGATTATCGGAAGTGGAAAATTTGAAACTGACCCGATAGTTGTTGTAGCGAACGTACAGACTTTGAGTAAAAGAATAAAAGAAATTTCGAAAATGTTTGGAACTATTATTCTTGACGAAATGCATCACGTAAGCGCTCCCACGTTCTCTGGTATCATAGACAAGTGTTCTGCAAGATACAAAATAGGTCTGAGTGGTACTTTGCAAAGAAAAGATGGTAAACATGTAATCTTTAATGATTATTTCGGTTTTGATGTACATCAACCCCCGAAAGAGAATTACATAACTCCGAGAGTAACCATCGTAAAATCGGACGTCCGATTCCCAGATAGTACTAAGCTTCCATGGGCCAAGAGGGTAAATGCCGTCGCTTATGACGAAAGTTACCAAAGAATGGTCGCCCAACTAGCGTCAGTTTATGCCGCTAGAGGACATAGAGTACTAGTAGTAAGTGATAGAGTACAACTTCTAAAGAGATGTGCTGACTTCACAGGAGATAACGCAACATGTATAACTGGGGAGCTAGACCAAGCCTCGAGAGATAGAGAAATAGAAAAAATACGAACTGGAGAACTTGATATCCTATACGGCTCTCAAAGTATCTTCGGAGAGGGCATTTCTGTTAACGAACTCTCTGTCTTGGTCTTAGCAACTCCAATTAATAATGAACCTTTATTGATTCAATTGATAGGGCGAATTATAAGGAAGCAAGAAGGCAAATTACAGCCCGTGATAGTAGATATACACTTGAAGGGCAATACAGCAACTCGACAAGCTAAAGCACGTTCAGCTGTATACATTAAACAAGGTTACGACATCAAGGTTGTAGCTAATTAAAAATAACTCTTGACAAAGTGGTTATTTTATAGTATAATATTACTCTAAATGGGAGATTTTTAAGTTGATTTTCTTTGATTGGAAAAAGGTACAAAAACTGAGTGGAGGTAAATCCGAAAACGTGGTAAGAATACTAGCTATTCATACCTACAATATCAGGATGCCTCGAAAGAATAAGAATATAAGCCGATTTTACAACCATAATCTAAGTGGCGATAGCTACTTACTTAATCCTAGAGAGATATTTAAAAACAAACTACAAGTAACTTTCAACAACATGGCACTCTATATTGAGTTGGCAAGTCTTAGAAATTACTTAGATTACAAATGGTATGGCGTTAAATCGTTACCATTAAAATACACAGAGATAGACCGGGCATCTTTAGAGGCTAATCCCCTTTTAAGTATAGATGGTCAAGATAATATAACATTTTACTACGAGGAAAAAGAAAATGGCAATTAAATTTGGAAACATAGAAGGTAAGGCAAAGAAATCATCAGTTGATGCTTATACCTACATAGAAGGCGACAACAAAATACGTATGGTGGGAGATGTTCTTCCTAGATATGTATACTGGCTAACAACTGCGGACGGCAAGAGAGTTCCTATGGAATGTCTTGGGTTCGACAGAGATAAAGAGCAGTTCACTAACATTGAGAAAGACTGGGTAAGACATTACTTCCCAGACCTTAAATGTTCTTGGGCATATGCAGTCCAGTGTGTCGATAAAGATAATAAGGTTAAAGTCCTTAATCTTAAAAAGAAACTATTTGAGTCTGTAATGGTAGCCGCAGAAGATTTAGGCGACCCTACAGATATTGAAACTGGCTGGGCATTATGTTTTAAAAAGCAAAAGACTGGCCCTCTACCGTTTAACGTAGAGTATACTTTACAGGTTCTTAAGTGTAAGCCAGAACCTTTAAACGCAGAACAGCTAGAAGCAATAGCAGAATTACCGAATATTGATGACGTAATATCTCGCCCTACTTCAGAACTACAACGAGAGTTCATTGAAAGCAGAGTTCTAGAAAATGCTGGTAAAACTAGTATTCCTGACGAAGTCGCAGAAGAAGTTTCAGAGCTACTGTAGTTTACACACTAATTAGCCCCAGGTACTGGGGCTTTTTATCATCTTTAGGAAACACCAATGAAAATTCTATTCAGTGCTGATTGGCACATCAAGTTAGGACAAAAAAGTGTCCCACGCAAGTGGGCAACTAACAGGTACGAATTACTATTCAAAGAATTATACAAGTTAGAAAAAACTGTAGACCTTCATGTAATTGGAGGCGATTTATTTG